AGCGGCAGGATCTTCACGGTCACAGAACTCCCAGCCGTCATTCCTGCGCTCAAAGTGGTTGAAAAGCCGACATAGTCAGGCAGGCCGGTGAATCTTTGCGTACGACTTGAAGTCACTAGTCCGGTTGTCATTTGTGCCGAAGTATCTTTATCAAATATCGCTGTCATTGTGCCGCCGCTACTCAAGGCCCCGCTTATATCGGTTTTGGCTGTGTTTCCAGCGGTGCCCAGGGTAGTCTGCACCAGCACTGAGTTAAAACCAATGATGATCGTTTCACCGGATGTGTAAGTCGCATCGGCGGTCAAGGTTGCTGTCAATGAAGCGGTTATAACAGTCGAAGGAGCTCCCTTCACCAGCAACATATACCCGCCGCCTGTCTCCGCATCGCCTTGCCATTGCCAAAAATTAGCCATTGACATCACCCCACCTTGAATTAATCAGCCGTTGGGAATTAACGGTTACTACTTCAAAATGCCTGAGTAGCGCCCGCCTGAACTCAGCCACGATAGCAAGAACCTCCTTCTGCGCTGACTCTTGCTTCAGCATGTCAATTTTATCGGTTAACATATTGCACCTCCTTAATTTGGGCATAAGAAAAGCACCCGTCTTATGAGTGCTTTTCGGGCTTTTTATTTTGCGATTCTTCCCCAACGTTCATCTTCCGCAGCATGCAACTTTGCGTGGCAGGACTTACATAATCCTTGTAAATTTTCAGGTTCGTTATTATGTTTATTTCTGTCTGTCTTTATGGTGCACCAGTTCTAGCAATCCTCCGCATAGTTCGCATTTATCATTGTTGAAAACATTTTTGTAAATTACATTATGCACGTATTCGCCGGGATATTGTGGATGACATTCGGTATATCTCAAATATCTATCACTTTTATTTATATAATTATTAAATTTGCAATTGTTTTCCCCGGCATTTTGGGAATGATAGCATTTTTGAGAGCAATATTTTTGTCCTTTGTAATGCCTGTTAAATTCTTTGCCACAGACTTTACATTTTACTTTTCTTGTGTTTCCCTTCCCTCTTTCTTCAACATTATGGTTCCATGATGTAGCGCAACCTCTTGAACAGAATTTTTTAGTTGCTCCTTTTGGATGAAAAATCTTTCCACATTGCGGGCATTGAATATCATTTAATTTGTATAATTCTGGGTGTTTTCCTTTCCGTCCTTCCGAGAAACATTTTTTGGAACAGTATTTTGCTGTAATCCCTTTGCGAATAGCTGATTTAAATTACTTTCCGCAATTTTTACAATTTACCAAAACCGGCATAACAAAAACACCTCCTGTAGTGTGTCCTGAATTCCGGGGTGAGGCCGGTTCAGGAAAACCGTTTTAACAGGGTCGCGACTCCCTGTGCCTCACAGGTATATTATACCATATTTCAATCTTCAAAAACAGGCAAGATTGTGCATCTGCAATTGGGTTCAGACGGGTACATAAAACCATTGCTAAAAGTTTCATCAATATTTACAACTTCACCATTTATTGCTTCATGTTCCGGTCTGGTTCTGTTGTCAATTTCTGCCAACCATTCTTTTTGCTTTACTTTTGCGGCTTTATACGTTTCCCAAGAACCCGCATTAACGGTTGTGGTTGTCTCCGTGCGAGAAATTAATTTCGCTCTATACCCTTTTGCCTCGCCGTACACCTGCGAGATCCGATCCCTTAATTTAGGGATGCTTTCGCCTGCTTCGATTCCTTCCGACAGGGTGGCCCTCAGTTTGTCTTTTGTGGTGCCGTTGATTCCCTTCGCTTGATCTAGCCCGTACTTCTCAATAAACTTCTTGAACCGGGGGTTGAATACGTCCCAAGACAAGCCCAGGCCGTAAGTTTCATTGGCAACAGTAAAGCCTTCCTGCATGGAAGCAATCCAGAGCGGGGAAAGAGCGGCAGTAAGCAGACTTGCCTCTTCTTCCCAATCAAGCAATTCTTCTTCATCGTCAGCCTTTGTAATTGCTTTGAACCCTTTCTCCAGGGCCGCATTTACCCTGTCCTGCTGCGCCTGGAAGAACTTCTTCGCGGCAGATTCAAAAGACCGCTCGTTTTTCACGGCGGCCTTGTCGAATACATGCCACATTTGTTTTTTTTGTTCTGGAGTTAGCCCTTTTCTTTTGCCACCTTCAGGGGGTGGTTCTTCCGGTGCGGGAACCGCTGGAATTTGTTTAATTGGTATGGCAACCATATTAATAGGCTGATAAACAACCTCGCCAGCATCTCCCATTTCTTCAAAACCATTGGTTCGCAACCATACATTGAGCGTTAATGCGCCATATTTTAAGCCCTCGGTAGATTTTTTTAGCAGGAACTCCTCATCCTCCGGAACTACATTATCATGCTCCAGATAAACACCATCATCGAACTCTGGCACAAGCTGGCGGTTCAGGACATCATCAATAAACTTTAACTCCTTGCGTAGTACGTTCTTTGTATAGAGATAATAAGCAGCATCTATCGTTGACCGGTTGGAGTTTTCCAAGATCCCAAACAGTTCCGGAGGTATACTGAAATGTTGGTTGGACACGTCCCGCAAATACTTCCTGGATTCAATGAAGTCCATATCCTTGGCTGTTTCCTTCAGTATTTGGAATTTGGCGTCCCAGTTAAGCCATGCCACCTTGTGGGCATTGTTGAATCCTCCGTATTTTTGCTTCCACATTTCTTCTGTCCGGTTTATGGTAGCTTCGTCTGCTCCAGGCATTTGACCGACCATTGGCGGTATAGCGTCATTGAAGAAATACCGTTTTTGATACTTCGCCATATATTCATCTGTCTCGATCTCGTCTCCTATACCCTCTGCCCGGCCAACCCCCCGCAAATAAGGATTTCTTACGTCAGGCTTCTTAAAGTAAACCATGTCAATAGGCGGCACCATGATAGGACTCGCTTGCATATTTCCCTGTGGGTAAATTGTGAAAAATGGTTTTGCTTTACTTGGGATTTCCAGTACCCAATTAGGCGGCACCGGCCAAAGTTCAGTCACTTTACCCAGCCCATTACGTTCTTTGATCCAGAATGCTTCACCGGAAGGTAAAAGCAAATAGACCTGAGTTATGTAGAACAGCACATATTCGGTAATTGCCGGTTGGGGGTTGGGCTGCCTCATTATTTTTTCTACTGTGCTATTGGGTATTTTTATTTTCTTCGGATCGCCAGTTTTGTAAATTCCATAGGCAGATGTAGCTACATCTGATGCAACCTGATGAATCGGGTTCATCCTGGGACTCTTGTTGTAAAGATCAATCCAGTCCTCGGTGCTCCTTCTTGGCGGTTCCCCATACATCGGCGTAAACCGTTGGGCCATCCGCAGAAGCGATCCGTTCGGCAGGCCGGTAAATGCCGCTTTGATTGAATTTAGCCTGTCTCGCAGAGTCATTTTTATGGGAATATGTGATAATTCTCTCAGCAATTCAGTCACCTGCCTTTACGCCATGTAATAATTAGGCTTTTTCAGCGTTTTCCAAAGCTTGTGCAATCCGTCAGGCGCATCGTCATGATCCGCTTTGTTGTGATACATCAGCACTTCATTGTTGTACTGGGTGTTGATTTTGTTGAATAAAATAAGCCCGTTATTAATGTCGGGCTCCATCTGTAAGATCCTATTGTGCTTATTGTCGGTTGACCGGAACCCTGTTACCTTCCGGTATAATCCCTTGCTGACGAGATGCTGCCTTAACTGCTCGGTCCCATCCTCTTTGTATGTGTTCTCTTCAAAGATAACTTCGTCTACCTCCGGATATGTCTGGATAAACCAAGCGACATGATCCATGATCTTATTGAGTTTATGATCCTTTAATTGCCCCTCACGCACGCACACGCCGCCGTGCAGGGAACCCCCAAGGGTGTACGCCGTATTGTCAAGCCCTTTCCCCTCTGCAGGATCTATGGTAAGTTTGAGCTTTTCTATTTTGGGTGGTTCGTCGTATAGTTCCTGCCAGTAACGGATTGTCTTAAACGGCATATCACCGCCCGCTTTTGGCTCATTCTGGTCCTCCTGCCAGAAGGCGTTCTCATCTTCCTCTCTCTCCAACATGGTGTTATAGTAGGCACCTTTGTATTTCATCTTGTCATCGGGATATTTACCCGGCCACAGCATTTTAACTCCCCTCAGCATCTCTTCTTTGTGGTCAAGATAAAACTGGTAAGCATCCTCCATGCGGTTCTCGTTACGCAGGTCACGGAATATTTTCTTCCATTCTTCCCAGAGTTCTTCTCCTCTGTTGTCGGGGAAAGAGAGTACCTTTTTGTAAAGCTTAAATTTCCATGTCGGCTTTTCCATGACTTTTGCAAGTAGACTGTCCACGGCCAAAAGGGTACCCACGTATATGTACTGAGTATCGAAGTCCCCAAGTTTCAGCATTTCCTCGGTGAACGCCTTTTCAAGTTTTGCTCTGAGGCTCGGCGATTCCATGACTTTCTTATCTTCGAGATCATCGAATATCACAAGGTCGGGACGGCGTTTCTTGTTCTTGCCTCTAATTCCAGCCGTCCAGCCTGAACATTCAATCGTTATGCCGTTTACAGTTTCAAGCTCGTAATTGTTCCAAATCTTTCCCTGCTGTGGGCCGAAGTCCTCAATAATTTCGGGGCTTTCCAAAACATTCCTTGATTTAATTAAAAAGTTGCTACTTGTGTCCTCGTTGGCTGATAGGAATAGGATATATTTCCGCTTCTTGTAGCAAACCGACCATGTGGGACAAGCCACAGTCCATATTGTGCTTTTTGAGTGGCCCCTAGGACCAATGCGCGCCTCTTTAGTTGGCTGGCCAGATTCTACTATTTGCTTGAAATCATTCATCCATTCAATTGCATAGTCACCAAATTCGCGGTCAAACTGATCCGGCATGTACGCCTTGCAGAAAAAATCAGGGTCCATTTCCCCCAGCATCCGGCGCAGGCCCCCCGGCCCGGTCAGCGGAAACTCTTTCAAGATTAATTCAGTATCATCGCCATAGTGCTTGAAAACTGTATCTATCAGCAGTATCTTTTGGGCTTCATTCACGTTCCCACCATCCTTTTGGGGAAAATAAAAAAGAGCCACCCAATCCGTC